TCGACACCGGCAACGCCCGCTATAAAGCTCGTGAGCGTTATAGCTTCGGCGTCAGCGACCCGCTGGGTATCTTCGGATCCCCTGGCGCGTCCTGATAAACATACTTTAAGTGTGTTGGAAAAGGGGGCTTGTGCCCCCTTTTCTTTTGATGTAATATGTCAAGAACTACACAAACAGGTGTTGTTTATGCCATACAAAATAGATGTTTGCGGAATTTACAAATTAGTAAATAAAGTTACTGGTCAATGTTATGTAGGCCAGTCTCAGAGAGCAAAAAAAAGAATCAAAGAACATTTCCGCCTTTTGCGTTGGAACAAACATTCAAACCAGCACTTACAAAATGCATACAACAAATATGGTGCTGAAAATTTTTACGGTTCGATTGAAATTGAATGTGAAGATCCAAAAGATTTGGACGCTTTGGAAGAGCAGTTTCTTTGTGGAAACGCATGGTTTGATACGCCTACCGTTTACAACATAGCTGACTTTGCAAAAGCTCCCATGAGAGGCAAGCAGCACAGCAATGAAGTTAGGGAAAAAATCAGGCTTGGAAGAAGAGGTTGTGCCTTTGATTTTCAAAGTCCAGAATACAGGCAGACATTGTCAAAGGCTCAAATGGCACGATGGTTTTCGGACCCAAAATTTATTGCAAAAGTCAAGTTCATTGTGGAAAATGATCATATGTCTTACGCTGAAAGAGCAAGACAATTAGGGGCTGACACTAGCCCAGTTCGCAAACTTGCTTTAAAGTACAAACATCTCAAAGGAGTTTTGTAATGGCTCAAACTCGATTTAGTGGTCCCGTTGCATCTGACAATGGTTTTATCGGATCTATTGTTGGCAATGTGACTGGCGATGTAACCGGCACCGTCAATGGCAATCTTGATGCAACAACTGGCTATGTTCAGCTTACAACTGCAACCACTGCTGAGATTGCATCTGCCACATCGACTGTTAACACTGTTGGCAAGGCTGCTGGCACCATTGTTTTCAATACTAGCCTTAGTACTTTGAAGATTGCAACTGGCGCAACTGCTACTAGCACTTGGGTCAACGCTGACGGCACGACTGCTGTTACTCCTTCTTAATAGGAGAGCATCATGGCGATGCAAACAGACGTTCTATCCGCTCATATAGAAGATACGGGCACAATAGTGTCTGGCCGTTCCCGGTTGAAGGGATATCAGTGCATATCGGGCGGAACGGCGGGCGATATTATTTTCAGGGATGGGGGAGCTTCTGGCACTATCCGTCTGAGATTTAATATTGGTACAGGTACGCAACCAATTGCGCTACTCATTCCAGGGCAGGGGATTTTGTTTACGACGGATATACACGTCACTGTACCCGGCACGGCACCCAATGCAGCTAAAGTAACGGTGTTCTATGGCTAAGTCACCAGCATGGCAGAGATCAGAAGGCAAGAATCCCAGTGGTGGTTTAAACGCCAAGGGCCGAGCCTCTGCCAAAAAACAGGGCATGAACCTAAAGCCCCCTCAACCCGAGGGCGGCAGCAGGCGAGACTCTTTTTGCGCCCGGATGTCTGGCCTAAAGAAAAAACTGACCAGCGCCAAGACAGCAAACGATCCAAACAGCCGCATCAACAAAAGCCTGAGGGCGTGGAACTGTTGACATGGACCTAACTCTATGGAACGCTGCTCTGTCCCTGATCTCGGCCCTGATTCTGTTCTGGGTCAAGATGTCTACGGACGAGGTGAAGCGTATTCAAATTCTTCTCAACCGCACCAGGGAAGAGATTGCGAAGGAGTATGTCACCAAGTCAGAGGTGCATTCGGACATCAATCGCGTCTTGGACCGGATAGACCGGCTTGAGAAGAAGATTGATGACTTCATGAAGGAGCATCGAAGTGCCCTCAGCTAGTCCCGCACAAAAGCGTTTGATGGATGCAGCGGCTCATAATCCTGCATTTGCCAAGAAGGTTGGCATTCCTGTCAAGGTTGCCAAAGAGTTTAGTCAGGCCGACAAAGGTCGTAAATTTTCCAAAGGTGGTGATATGAAAGAATCCAAAGCAATGGTCAAAAAAGAAGTTGGCTTTATGAAAAAAGCTGGCGCTCCCAAGTCCATGATCAAACATGAGAAGTCAGAAATGATGGGCATGAAAAGTGGTGGCAAGGCTAAAGGCTATGCCTCTGGCGGTCTGGCTGCTGGTCACAAGGCTGCTGATGGAATTGCCAAAAAAGGCAAGACCAAAGGTATGCAGGTCAAAATGATGGGTGGAGGTAAATGCTAATGGACACCGCAGTTATGGAAAAGGCAATGAAGGCTTACAAGCCTCGCCGCCCCAAAACCACTATTGATGACGCTATTTCCTCTGAAGACAAGAAGCGTATGCTTCAAGATGCCAAAGATGAAAAAGACCGTCAAGCCATCAAAGGCATGGGTTATGCCAAGGGTGGTAGCGTGGGTAGTGCATCTAAACGTGCTGATGGTTGTGCCCAGCGTGGCAAGACCAAAGGCAAGATGGTGTAAACCTTGATGGCTAGTCGCGGCATGGGTGCAATTAACCCAGCCAAAATTCCCAAGCCTGTACGCAAAAAGCGTAGGGATGACACATCATTCCTGCAATATGCTGAAGGCGGTAAGGTTAACGAAGCGGGAAATTACACCAAGCCAGAGTTGCGTAAGCGAATTGTGAGCCAAGTCAAGGCGGCAGCAACGCAAGGCACTGGGGCTGGGCAGTGGTCGGGCAGAAAAGCACAGCTTGTGGCTAAGAAGTACAAAGCCGCTGGCGGCGGGTATAGAGACTGAAATGAAAGCTCCTCAGCAATCGCTCAAGGACTGGGGTGACCAGAAATGGCGCACTAAGTCCGGTAAACCATCTTCCAAGACGGGTGAGCGGTATCTGCCTGAGAATGCCATCAAGGCTCTTACTCCCGCCGAGTATGCGGCTACAACCCGTGCCAAAAGGGCTGGCAAGAAGGCTGGAAAACAGTTTGTATCTCAGCCTAAAAACATTGCCAAAAAAACAGCGGGGTACAGATAAATGGCAACCACTGGCTCAACAGCATTTGACCTAGACTTTGCAGAGCTTGCCGAGGAAGCGTGGGAACGTGCTGGCCGGGAGATGCGTACAGGTTACGACCTGAGGACAGCCCGCCGGTCAATGAACCTGATGACCATCGAGTGGCAGAACCGTGGCATCAACATGTGGACCATTGACCAGGGTGCTTTTAACCTGACTCAAGGGCTAAGCACTTATGCCCTGCCATTGGACACCATTGACCTGATGGAGCATGTGATCCGCACTGGCGGCAATGTGTCATCCACCCAGGCAGACCTGAACATCACCCGCATTAGCGTTTCTACCTATGCGACGATTCCCAACAAGATTCAGCAGGCACGGCCAATTCAGGTCTGGGTGCAGCGCTTGTCGGGTGAGGTGGCACCAGCAAACGCCACACTTGTTGGGACTATTAACTCTACAACAACAACGATTGTTTTGAGTTCAGTTTCAAGCCTGCCATCGAGCGGGTTCATTCGCATCGACAGCGAAGACATCTATTACGGCTACATCACTGGCACTACGCTTGATGGTGTGTTTAGGGCGCAGAACGGCACAACAGCGGCAAGCCATACCACTGGGGCTGTCGTTTACAACCCAAATCTGCCATGTGTCACTGTCTGGCCGGTGCCGGACGGTGTTCAAACCTACACATTTGCATACTGGCGGATGCGTCGGGTGCAGGATGCCGGAAGCGGCATTCAGACTGGCGACATGAACTTCAGGTTCCTACCGGCCTGCGCGGCAGGACTAGCCTACTACATCGCCATGAAGGTTCCAGAACTGATGCCCAGGATGGAAATGCTCAAGGGTGCCTATGATGAGCAATTCAATCTGGCTGCTGGCGAGGATCGTGAGAAAGCTGCTGTTAGGTTTGTACCAAGGCAGACATTCATTGGTGGGGCTAGTTCGTAATGGGGAATAGGTTTGCTGCCGGTAAAAAAGCGGTTGCAATGTGTGACCGCTGCGGGCAGAGGTTTAAACTCAAAACCCTGAAAGAAGAGGTCATCAAAACCAAGCGTTTCAACCTATTGGTTTGTGAGGAGTGCTGGGATCCAGACCACCCACAGCTTCAGCTTGGAATGTACCCTGTGGATGATCCGCAGGCCCTGAGGAATCCTAGGAACGATACCACCTACTATCAGGCAGGTTTAAACGCCACAGGGAATCCAACTGATGGCTCTAGGATGATTCAGTGGGGATGGAACCCTGTTGGTGGTGCCAGTGCAGATGATGCAGGACTGACGCCAAACTATTTGGTGTTGACCGTACAGATCGGTACGGTGACAATTGCGACAACGTAAGGAGTTAATCATGGATGCAAAGAAAGCAGTTCACAAGCACGAAGCTCATATGCACCCTGGTCAGAAAATGACCAAGTTTGCAAAGGGCGGCAAGACCAACATGCAGATGAAAGAACTTGGTCGTGGTTTGGCTAAGGTGGCAAACCAGAAGAAAACCGTTCGGTCTGTTCGCAAAGCAGGGATCTAATCATGGCCTTCAGCAAAAAACTCATGGGTAAAGAAGTTGGCGATGCCAGCGTCTATGCTATTCCTCACACGATGGACGGCAAAAAGGGCGTGGACCTGAAGAACTCTGGTTACCAGGGTGGCACCCCCAACACTCCCAACAACGTGCGTATGTCGGTTGGTAACTTGACTCGGGACAAGTATCCTGAGCCTAAGACAACTGGCATCAAAGTTCGCGGCACTGGCG